ATCGTGTATAGAAAAAGACACTTCGGATGATTCTCTTTTAACCAGCGAATCGTGGCAGACAACATTTGTGATTCTGAATTCCTAGGCATAGCGTCTGTCATACACATTTTACCAATCTCAAAATAGTAATTAGAAATCGGATGTATATACTTTCCATCCTCAGTTTTCTCATTGACTTCATCTTTGAAACCAACAAACATTTTTTTAAATGTATCTCTTGGTCTTGTACCCCATCCAAGAGTCAACGCACCTACCAAAGCACTATCTAGATAAAAACCTAAATAGTGCTTTGTGATCGCAGGCATGACAGGAGAGTAATGATGATTTTCTACGAACTGAACAGCAACATGTTTATTAAGTTCTTTTACTTCAAACTTTACTTTTATGGTGCCTGTCTTATTTCTCATGTTATGAATAGTTTACCTTGATGATCAACCGCTTACCTTCCTTCGAAATGTTTTTCTGATTGTGTCTAATAATAGCACACGGAAAGGAGTGTGTCAAGTGCTTTATGCCGCAACCTCAAGTGCTTTGTCAATTTCCATGAAGTCTGTTCTCTCAGCCTTCTTCTTTTTCTTTGGAAGATTAGCAATTACCTTCTCATATGGAATCAACCTACCACCATATACTTCCTGTTCACCCACTAGCTGTGGAATACACCCCTCAATTGTCCAAGGACGATACTCTGGGATGTTATCGTCAGCGAACATCGGTTTAAGCGTGGGCATCATGACTCCTACCAATTTGAAACAGTTCAGATAAGCAGTCTCTATTGCATCAACAAAGGTTTGAGTGTTTTTCTTGATATCGGCAGGTTTGCGCTTCTTGCTATAGAGGATGATTCGCACTGGGTCAGTGCGTTGTATCTTTATACATGCAGGAACAATAGCGTCTGCCATAAGACGGTCTGCATATCGCATGTTATCAACACATACAACAAATAGATTTTTATCAAAGTTACCATTAGAATCTTTCAATTTGTACCTATTTTCCTGTGCCCATGCATCTGCCTTGGGGTTATCCATGAATATAGATAGTTCGTAAGGTGCATTTCCCAACTCAACAATCTTATTGAGAATTTCCTTTTGTGTGCTTGCTGATAGAAACCGTTCCTTATAATTCATGCGGTCTTCTAACCAAGTGAGTGCAGAGGCTCTGTCTCCATCAATGATCCCTTCCTTGATAAATTTTACACCTGTCTGGATGTAGTCATCTTTCTTATTAGTCCGTACACTACCAATAAGGTTATTTGCCTTCTGTGCTGCTTCTATGAGGTATTGGTACACTTCTTCATCAGTGAGTCCTTCATCTGGCGTATACACTGCAATGGGAATAAATTTAGCACCACGTTCAATCGCACCACGAAAACGGCGGCGACCATTGATTGCTTCAATATTTCCATCCTCAGTTTCCATAAACTGTGGTGGTGGACCCTGTTTAGTATCCCAATCAAGACGAGTATAGGAATCCTGCATCTCGTTACTCGCTTCTGCTTCGCCATCATCGAAACGAATATTGTACTGTTCTAGATTTTTGTAAAAAGTGCTGGTGGTGTTGTATTGCCTGATATCCAAAATATAGATATACTGGAACGTAAAGCCAGTATATTTTGGCATTTCCATATCTAGATAGTTTGTGAGGTCTATTGTGGAATTTGCATCATTGAATGATGGAATTCGGGTGTCTCCGATAAATCGGTTCTTCATGGTCTTTCTCCTTTTGCACCGCCAAAATTAGCGTTGTGCTACACTCCGTGATTGCAACTAGGCTGGGGAATGTAGTTATTTAACTTCTTATTTATAACACATTATTCAATGTGTGTCTAGAGGTTTTTAGAAAAAACTTTCAAGCGTCGATTGCTCTTCAACTGTCCATCCGACAGCATCAAGAATCAAACGAATCGGCTCAACAAACGTTTTACCATACTGCATATCATAGTCGATAAAACGGTGTAAGTCAAACTCTTTTGGTAAAATATCTGGGAATGAGATGACATTTTCACGAATGGGATTAGGCATCTTCAGATAGATGAACTTAATCTTCTCGCCGTTCTTGATTTCACCAAGACGATTGTTCAGACGATGCTGTTTCAACAGATGATTGTATAGCAGAGAGCCTCGAACATGGATGGGCGTGCCCTTACCGTATATAGCCTTTGCATCAGCGTTCTTTTTTATATCGCTCACACCACGAGGAAACGCAATGTCTTCTGGGTTCTGGCTTGAAAACTCTTTACGGAAGTCAGCAATGAATGTCTGAATATCTTTGTTAGTACCAGACATAATCAACTCGAATGCTTCTTTGAAACGGTCACGGCAAATCTGAGGCGTTGAAGACTTGATAGCCTCAATGCCCATAATCTTCATCTTGGGTTCAGCGTACTGGACGCCCTCATTGTTATGAACGTTCAGAATGTAGCGCTTCTTAGCAGTCCACACGCCACGGTCAGCAATCGCTTCTCGACCCATGACCATGCGATTTTCATAGCCACCCATCTGCTTGTAGAGTTTGTCAAACGATTTTGTGATTACAGGCTCAATCGCTTGAGAGCAGACTTTATCGAGATATTTTACAGTGTCTTCTTTGCTGTTATTTGGGTAGGTCTTCTCTACCAAATCTTTCATATTGAGATAGACAGAATCAGTGTCAATGGCAATCACATAATCTTTATCTGTTTTCAAAACATTGTTGAGATATTTGTTGATAGACTTCTCAGCGCTTAGAACAGACAGTTGACCAGAGAGCGTGATGCCTTCAGCGATGCGCATATCAAAGTAACGGAAGTATTGATTACCTAGCGCACCATAAAGAGAATTTAAGAGAATTTTAATTGCCATCTGCTGGTTCTCATATCGATTGATGTCACGCTCAACCTCATATGACTTGCCAAACTTCTCAAGTTTCTTCTGTGCTTCAATCATCTTGCTCTTTACTTCAACACGTTCAGAGTAGTATGCTGTAACGATAGAAGGTAGAACACCACGATGGTTTGTACGAAAATATGTGCCGTTAGCTGCCATTGCATAGTCAGTATCGTTTACGACTTCACCAGACAGACACTTGCTGACAGAAGCATTGAAGTTTCTATCGTTCTCAACGATTGTCTCAGGCGACATATTGTATTGCACAATGAGATTAGGATACAGAGAGTTCAAGTCAAATGAGCATACCCAATCGTGCATACCCACTTGTGGGTCTTTCACATAACCACCAGGATAGTCGCTCTTCATCTTTCCTGCATAGGGTAGAATGGCAATCTTCTTTTGACAGAGGTTGCGATAGATAATCGTGTCCCAGATGCCAGTTGTGCCGAATGTATCATTGTAGTTGACGCCAGCTTTATAAGCAATCGTCATCGCAAGTACAATCAGCCCCATCTTGTCTTCAAGACGGTCTACAAGTTGAACGTCTTTGATATTGTAATCAATAAATTTCTGATGATCTTCTTTGTAAAGCGTGTATAGATTGCCATATTCTTCATAAGACAACTTACGCTCACCAAGTACGACATAAGCAATGTGGTCTAGTCGATAAGATGCTTGTGTGCCATATGAATAGCCAAACTTCTGAAACAAGTCCAGATAGTCTAGTTGAGAGATGCCAGTCATCTCATACGTATTCATTTCTTTCATCTTGTAGCGAACAGACTTTTGCTCAACCATTTCCCATGGAGACATTTTCTTTGTTAGCTTTTCGCCAATCACACGATGCATACGATTGATGATGTATGGCACATCGAAGAATCGAACGTTCCAACCCGTGACAACATCTGGCTTCAGATTTGACCAGAACAGCAAAAACTTCTCAAGCAATTCCTTCTCATCACGACAGTACATATACTGAACTTTAGAAACAATCGACTTTGATGTATCATATTCGCCGAGACCCCAGACATAGTAGTTCTCATCTTTGTTAGACTTGAGAGCAATAGAGATTACTGGGTGATTTGCTTGGTCTGGCTCTGGGAAGCCCTCGTCAGATGCGACTTCAATATCAATGTTGACGATGTTGACTAGATTTGAATCAAACTCGACCTCATCAGGCCAGCGTTCTTGAATGTATTGACTAATATATTTTGTGTTGCCATAGACGTTGAACCCATCGACACCGGTGTACATCTCCATGAACTGCTTTGCTTCACGCATAGAGTCGAACTTCATGGGTTCTACGTTGACGCCATCAAGGGCTTTCCAGTCGCTCTCATTCTGCGATTGAGCATAGAGTGTGGGCTGAAACTTAATCTTCTGCTGAATGGGCGACCCGTTACGATACCCACGATATAGAAGGTTCTGACCGTAACGTGAGACATTTGTATAGAAGTTCATGCATATCTCCAAAGTGAATAGACATTATATCTCATATTCAGAG